TGAGCGACTGTCGGCCGGCTTCCGGGGCAAGAATTGGGACGGTGGCGACGTTGCCTTTCGCCCGGAGACTTGGGCGACGGTCGGCGCGGTTATGAAACCCGGCGCGCACCTTGTCGCCTTCGGCGGCACCAAGGGGTGGCACCGCATGGCTTGCGCTATCGAGGACGCGGGCTTTGAGATTCGCGACTCGCTGGCGTGGCTATACGGCACGGGGTTCCCAAAGCGTCGCTCCGATCTCAAGCCGGCGTTGGAGCCAATCGTTTTGGCGCGCTGGCCGATGAGCGAGAAGACTCGAAAAGCCAATATCGAGGCGCACGGCGTGGGCGGCCTCTTTGTCCAGCCGAAAGACGGCGAGTCTTGGCCGGCGACCGTGTTGCACGATGGCAGCGCCGACGTGTTGGAGGCTTTCCCCGATCTCCCCGGCGGCAACGCCTCGCGCATTTTCTATTGTGCCAAGCCGGGGGCCGGCGAGCGGCTAGACGCGACTCACCCCACCATTAAGCCGCTGGCGCTCATGCGCTGGCTTGTCAGCCTCGTCACGCCGGCCGGCGGCACCGTGCTAGACCCGTTCGCCGGCACCGGCACCACCGGGCACGCCTGCATGGCGGAGGGCTTCGGCTCTATCCTTTGTGAGCTGGAGGCCGAGTCGCTTGAGGCCATCCACCACCGAGTCGACCACGTGCACGGGCGGGACTTGCCGCTTTTCGAGGGACTCGCCTTTGAGGGGCCGCGCTAATGCCGCGTCAAACTTTCTACTGGAATCCGCTCCGGGAGGAGTGGACCGCCTACAAGCCGCTGCCCGCATCTAATACGGCGGTGCACGTGATCCGCGACGCGTTGCCCGGCGGCCTTGACGGCATGGTGAGCCACGCGGACGGCGAGCGCTACACGAGCAAACGCGCCTATGAGCGCGGCGTGCGCCGGGCCGGGTGCGAAGTGGTGGGCAACGAGCGAACCGACCATATCAAGCCGCCTCCGCTCCACGCGCCGCGCGAGGTGGGCATGGATATTAAGCGCGCTTACGAGCAACACCGAAACCGGAGCCGATAACGTGGCCGACGAAAAAGACGACATTCGCGCATTGCTGGAGCAAGCGGTGGCGGGGGAAAGCGCGCCGGCAACTATAGCCGACCCGCCGGAGCTGGCCGAAGGCGGCGAGGAGCCGCCGGTTATCGACTCGCGCCCGCGCGATGAGATGGGCCGTTTCGCGCCCAAGGCGGAAGACGCGCCGGCCACCAAGGAAACGAGGAGTCGACGCGCCGCCTAAGCGCGAAACGCTCACGCTCAAGCCCAAGGCGGCCGACGCCGCCGCTACGCCGCCCGGATCGACTCCGACTAAGGCCGACGCCGCCGCTACGCCGCCCGACGCCAAGCCGGGCGAGCAAGACTTGGCACCGCCCGCCGCATGGAAAGGCGCGGCAAAAACCAATTGGGGCCGCCTGCCGCCCGCCATCAAAGAGCAAATCCGCAATGACGTTGACGCGCTGGAGAAAGACCGCGCGGAGGTGGCACCGCTCCGGGAAATGCTGGACCAAAACCGGGGCTTTCTCATCAACGAGGCGGGCACCGTCTTTGAAGGCGTGCGCCAACTGTTAGCGTTTGCGCGAATGTCGGTTGATAGTCCCGTGGAGCTGATTAACCATATCGCTCGCCAGCGCGGGATTAATTTGGCCGCGCTCGTTGGCCAGCCGGGGCAACCCGGCACCCAACAAGCGCCGGACCCGAATCATCCACTAGTCGCTCAGCAACGGCGAATTGAGGCGCTAGAAGCGCGACTCGCTTCGCAGCATGACACGACGGCACGCGACCAAATCGCGGCCTTTTCAGCCAACCCGGCTTACCCGTTCTTTCAGGATGTGCGCCAGCAAATGGGCGCGCTCATGGAAGCGGGACAGGCCAAGACGCTGGAGCAGGCTTACGAAATGGCCGCATGGGCTAACCCGCAAATCCGCGCCCAGCTCTTGGCGCAACAAGCGGAGCAAGCCCAAGCCGTCAAGGCTGCCGAGCTTGCGCGAGCGAAAGCCGCCAACGCCGCAAACCTCACCGGCTCTCCCGCTGTAGCGGGCGCACGTCCCAACGGCGCGGGGGGTCAACCTGATTCAATCCGCGACTCTTTGGTGAGCGCATTTCGCGATCATCAAGGCGGCGTCTAGTCCAAGGGATGGGCCATGGCTTCCCCTAATTGGTCGGAAATCGCGACCACCACGCTTTACAACCGCAGCGGCAAGCTGGCGGACAACGTGACCAAAAACCTCGCGCTCCTCTATCGACTGAGCGAGCGCGGGAACGTCAAGCCCGTGAGTGGTGGGCGTTCCATCATTCAAGAGCTGGAGTATGCGGAGAACGGGACTTACACCCGTTACGCCGGCTATGACACCGTGAGCATTGCTCCGTCCGACGTTTTGAGCGCGGCGGAGTTTGACTGGAAGCAAGCCGCCGTTGCCGTTTCCATGTCCGGCCTTGAGGAGCTTCAAAACTCCGGCCCGGACGCCGTCATTGATCTGCTGGAGTCGCGTATCAAGAACGCGGAGCGGACCATGATGAATAGCATTTACGTCGATATGTATAGCGACGGCACCGCCTCCGGCGGCAAGCAAATCGGCGGCCTCCAACTCCTCGTGGCGGACTCGCCCACCACGGGCACCGTTGGCGGCATCAACCGCGCGACGTGGACGTTTTGGCGTAACATCACCGTCACCACCACGTTTACGGCGGCGGCGATTCAAACCGGCCTTAACTCCGCGTTTGCCCAAACCTCGCGCGGTCGCGACCAAATCGACCTTTGGTTGGCGGACAACACGGCGTGGCTCGCCTACCTCGGCTCGCTCCAAGCGATCCAGCGAATCACCAACGACAAGTTGGGCCAAGCCGGATTCCAAAACCTCAAGTTTATGGGCGGCGATTTCGTCCTAGACGGCGGCTATGGCGGCGCGGCCCCCTCCAGCCATGTCTATGGCCTGAATACCAATTACATCTTTTATCGGCCGCACCGCGACCGAAACATGGTGCCGCTGAATCCGACTCGGTTCTCCACGAATCAGGATGCATTCGTGAAGCTCATTGGCTTTGCCGGCAACATGACTCTTTCAAACGGCTTTCTCCAAGCCGTCTGCCACACCTAAGAGGGGAGCCGACTATGGCTTGGGTTTCTGTAGACGAGGGGATTGGTTTTTCCGTCCCCGGTTCCGTTGACACTACGGCGATGGTGCCGCTTGGCACCGTCGCGCGCTTCCGTGATCCGACGCTAGGCGAGGGGACGTTTATTTACCTCCCCGGCGTCGCCTCCACGGCGGCCGGCAACGTGGTTTCCTACCACGTCACTTACGGCGCGACCGGGCCGACCGCGTCAACGGTGCGATGGGCCGGCGTTGCCAACACGGGCGCGCCGCTCGCTGTCGCCACCGCTGCCACGGTGGCCTCCACTTTCGGTTGGTATCAAGTGGTGGGCGCAACCATTTGCAGCATTTCCGGCACCGTCGCGGCCGGCGATGACATGTTCTGGCAGGCCACGGCTACGCTTAGCGCAACGCCGGTTGCCAGCAAGCAAGTTCTAAACGCCGTGGCCACGAGCGCCCACGCCGTGCCCGCCGCCGGACACGCCATCGTTATGATTGCGTGGCCGTTCGCTCAGGGCGCTATCACCTAACGCCCTTAGTGGGGCGTGATCCGAGGGGAGTTGCCGTGCAAGTGGCGGCTCCCCTTTTTTCTTAACCGGACGCGGGCTTATCCCGTCATGGAGTCAAAATGGCCGATCCCGTTGTTTATCGTGTCCCGAGTCCCGACCCCTCCAAGCAAAACGAATCGGTGTTTATCCGATTCGAGTGGCACACCGAGAAAAACGACGTTTTCAGCGACGCGGCCGGCGTCCCGCAATTCGACACGATCCTAATTGGTTTCGTGAGCGCGCCCGGTCAAATGCGCTCCGAGGCGAACGTAATTATTGAGCGCAAGCGGCCGGACGGCACGGTGGCGAGGAAATGAAGCCGCTTACCAGCGATTCGGCCAATTCGTTGACGCCTTCAAGAAAGGCGAGTCGGGCGGCGACCTAACCGGCACTCCGCTGGAGGAGTTGCCCGGAATCGATCTCGCCACGCGCGCGACGCTCAAGGCCATGGGCGTTCCTTCGGTTGAAGCGCTCGCGGAGCTGGCGGAGGCGGCGCTTGGTGGCCTCATGGGTGGCCGCAAGTTTAAGACGCTGGCCAAGGCGTGGCTTGAGCAACGCGCGGGCGAGGCTCCGTTGCTCAAGATGGCGGCGGAGCTGGAGGCGCGGGACAAGAAAATCGCGGAGCTGGAGCGCGCCAACGCCGATATTTTGGCGCGCGTGGCCGCTATCGAGGAGTCGTCAAAGAGCGACGGCCCGAAACGAAAGGCGGCCTAGCATGGACGATAAGTTGCTGGGCACGATTATCGGCCTCCTCAAGGGGCCGTCGCCCGGCGGTGAGTCCGACTGGCTTACCGGCACGCTTGGCGGCCTTGGCCTCGTTAACAAGAGCCAGCCGCCGCCGGGGCAAGACCCCGCCAGCGTGGTCCGGCCGGGCGAGGGCGGATCGATTCTGTCCATGTTGCTGCCGCGTCGTCCTGGCGGCGGCGGGGGCTTCCCCTAATGACCGCGCTAACCATCGTCCAAGAGGCGGCGGCGTGGCTTGGCTTGCCGCAACCGGACGCGCTCTTTGGTGCCACCGACGCCCAAGCCATCCAGCTCCGGACGCTCCTAAACGAGGAGGGTTTCGAGCTGGCCACGTGGCCGGATAAGGCTTGGACCAAGCTAACCAAACAAAAGACGTTCACCACCGTTGCGGCCAATGAGCAAACCGGCGCGCTCGCGGATGACTTCTCGCGCTTTTTGGATGGCTCGATTTGGGACCGGACTCAGGACCGGCCCGTATGGGGGCCAATGTCGCCGCAGCAATGGCAGCAAGAGCAGGCCGGCCCGACCTTTACCACCATGTATTATGGCTTCCGCCTTCGCGGGAACGATTGGCTTATGACGCCAACGCCGACCGCTGGCGACACCATCGCTTATGAGTATGTCTCCAATCTTTACGTCTACGCGAGCGGGGACACGCTGCCGACCAAGTCGGCATTTAGCGACGATACCGATACGTCCATTTTCCCGGAGGTGTTGGTATCGCGCGGCGTGCGCTGGCGGTTCTTGCGCGCCAAGGGCATGCCCTACGCCCAAGAATATGCCCTATGGATTGAACTACTCCAGCGCACGGCGGCGCGGGACGGCGGCATGCCGACGCTAAGCGTTAGCCGCAACTATCCGTGGACTCGCCTTTCGCCGTTCGTTCCGGATGGCAATTTCCCGAGCTAGCCTTGCCTTTCGCGGTCCCCCTCTTTGTGAGCGAGAAGGAATGGCGGGCGCTCGTGTCCGACCGCTTGGGCGCGCTGCCATCGGCGCGCGTTGTCGGGACGGCGACCTATGATCCGCCCAACCTCGCGGCCAACGCGACGGCCACGACCACGGTGACGGTGACGGGCGCGACCTTGGGCCAAGCGGCGGAGGCGTGGTTTTCGCTCGATACGCAAGGCGTATGGCTACGCGCCGACGTGAGCGCGGCCGATACCGTCCGCGTTTCGTTGTGGAACGCCACGGCTGGCGCTATCAACCTCGCGAGCGGCACGCTTAGCGCCGCAGTTTGGACGGCGTGAATGTGGCGGCCGGCTTTACTCACCAAATATCGGTCGGCGGATATTCCGATTTCGCGGAGCCGCGCGCTGCCGCCGCCGGTCGGCGGCTTGAACGTGCGCGACGCTTACACGCAAATGCCGCTCGCGGACGCGGTCATGCTGACCAACGTTTTTCCGCAGGCCAACAATTGCGTGGTGAGGAGGCGGCCACGCCTCCCACGCCACCGGCTTGGGCGATCCGGTGGAGTCGCTCTTGGTTTGGAACGCGACCACGGGCGTTGATGAGCTTTTCGGCGCGGCCGGCACCTCCATTTTTGACGTGACGGCCTCCGGCGCGGTCGGCGCTGCCGTCGTCACCGGCCTCACTAACGCGCGGTGGCAGGCCGCCAATATCTCCACGGCCGGCGGCCACTTTCTAATCATCGTCAACGGGGCCGACGATCCGCGCTCCTATGACGGCACCTCGTGGGCAACGCCGGCCATCACCGGAGTGACCGGCGGAGCTGATACGCTCGTGAACATCGCGCTTTTCAAAAATAGACTTTTCTTCGCCCAAGTCGACTCGCTTGACGTGTATTACCTCCCCGCCCAATCCATTGCCGGCGCGGCGGCGGTGTTGCCGCTGGGCGCGGTGTTCCGCCATGGCGGCTATGTGATGGCGATTGGCTCTTTCTCCAACGATGCGGGCGAGGGGCCGGACGATTATTTGGCCATTGTTTCCTCAAACGGTGAGGTGGCCGTCTATCAGGGCACCGACCCGGACTCGGATTTGACTTGGTCGCTTGTCGGCCTTTTCGAGATGGGCAACCCTATCGGCCGGCGGTGCCTCGCGCGCCTTAACGGCGACTTGGGAATCGTCACCCAAGACGGCGCGATTTCCATGCAAGCCTCGTTGCGTTTCGACCGCGCGAGCGACCAGCGCGCCAGCGTGACGGGCAAAATCCAACCGCTTTATAACGCGCTCACCGCCGCGAACGGCTCATATTACGGCTGGCAAAGCATCGTCTTTCCCAAAACGTCTTATTACCTCGTCAACGTGCCGGACCTAGATGACCTCACGAGCGCCGTTCAACTCGTGATGAATACTTACACGGGCGCGTGGTGCAAATTCGAGGGCCTTAACGCCATTTGCTGGGCAATCGCCAATGACGAGCTATTTTTTGGCTCCGAGGTGGGCACCGTCTGGCAGGCCGACACCGGCTTTTTGGATGACGGCGACGCGATTGATTTTGAGACCGTCACCTCGTGGCAAAGCTACGGCGGCGGCGCGCAAAAGTATTTCACGGCGGTTAGGCCGACGATGCTTACCGGCGGGACGGCAACCTATGCCATCGCCGTTGACGTGGATTTCATTAACACGACGCCGCAAGGCTCGATCCCCGCGCCGCCTATCGGCGCGTCGCTCATTTGGCCGTTCACGTGGCCTTTCACGTGGGGCGGCACCAACGTCTTGGACGCACGGTGGCGCACGGCCGGCGCAATCGGCACCTGGGCGAGCGTCCACCTAAAGGGCCAAACCCGTGGCGGAGCGGTGCAAATCAATTCGTTTGAAGTGGTCCACCAACGCGGGGGGATTTACTAGATGCGAATCCTGTTAGGCGAGGATGAGCGCGTGGCCGATTTCGTCGCGCGTCAAAGCCCGGTGGAGCGGCCGGACTGGTCGCGGGTGGGCTATAGCGCCATCGGCATTGTTGACTCGGAGGCGCGACTCGTTGGCGGCGCGGTGTTTTCAGATTGGCGGCCGGAGTTTGGCACCCTAGAATTGTCCGGCGCGGCCATTGATCCGCGCGCCTTCGGCACCCGAAAAATCATAAGCGCGATTGGCGCTTATCCTTTCGGCCAGCTTGAAGTTTTCCGAGTCTGGGCGCGAACCTCCACCACCAACAAGCGCGCGCGCGATTTCCTCGCCGGGTTTGGCTTTCGCGAGGAGGGGGTTAACGCTCATCACTACGGTTTCAAGCGGCACGCGGTAACGCTCCGCCTCTTGCGACCGGAATGGCTAGAGCGCTGGGGCAACTTGCCCCCTAACGTGGAGTTTCTACATGGGCGGCGGCGGCGGCTCTCCCCCGGTCTATCAACCCCCACAGGCCCCGGACCCGGCCAAAACGTCGGCGGCGCAAACGCAGTCCAACGTCCAGACGGCGATTGCTAACGCGACGCTGGGCGCGACGAATCAAGTAACGCCGTATGGCTCGCTGACCTACACGAAAACCGGCGGCGAACAAGTCGGGGACAATTTCGTGCCCAGCTACACGGCGACTCAAACGCTGTCGCCGCAGCAACAAGCCATCATGGACCAGCAACAAGCGCTCCAGCGCCAAGCGTTGGGCCTTGCGCCGACCGTCCTAGAAAACGTCAACCGCTCTATTGCCCAGCCGCTTAATTTTGACGGCCTCCCGGCCATGGCGGGCGACCAAGCGAAATTCCGTGACGAGGCATATAACGCGCTCACGGCGCGTAGCACCGACTCCATTAACCGCGCGGTCGGCCTCAAAGAAACGGCGTTGCGCAATCAAGGCGTGGCGGAGGGCTCCGTTGCCTGGAACCGCGCTATGCAGCCGTTTGAGCAATCGCGAGTCGACGCGAGCCAACAGGGGACCATTAACGCCGGCAACCTCGCCGGCCAAAACATCACGCAAGCCCAAGCGGTCCGCAATCAGGCGATTAATGAAATGCTGACTCAGCGCAACCAACCGCTGCAAGACTACTCGACTCTCATGGGCTTCACGGGCGGAGTGCAAAACCCGCAATTCGTGAATCCGATGCAGGGCACCGTGAGTCCCACCGACGTTGCCGGCAACATCAACGCGGTTTACGCGGGCGAGCTGCAAAACGCCCAAGCCCGTTACCAAGGCCAGCTCCAAGCGGCGCAACAAGCCTCCGCGAGCGGCAACGCGGCGATGGGTGGAATGATGGGCTTGGCCGGAGCGGGCATTGGTGCGGCAGGATTCATCATTTGATCGAAAATCACCAAAACGTCGCGCTCCAATTCTCCGGCGGGAAGGACTCGCTTGCGGTGGCGTATCTCATGCGCCCGCACTGGGACCGCTTGACGTTCTATCACGTCGATACCGGCGACCTTTTGCCGGAGGTGAAAGAGATTGTCCGCGAGGTGGAGTCGATGGTTCCGCGCTTTGTGCGGATCAATACCAACGCCCAACAATTTTGTGCGCGCGTCGGCCTGCCGTCCGATCTCGTGCCCACCACGTGCACGCCTATCGGCGTCCATGTCGGCCTTGGCGCGCGCCGCATTATCGACCGTTTCGACTGTTGCGCCTCCAACATCATGGCCCCAATGCACAACCGCATGGTGGCGGACGGTATCACGCTAGTCGTGCGCGGCACCAAGCGCGCCGACCTTCCGCGCATTCCGGCGGAGACCGGCCCGACTGACGCGCCCTATGATCTCTTGTTGCCGCTCCAAGATTGGAGCCACGAGGCGGTGTTTGCCTACCTCCGCGAGGTGGGCGCGCCGATCTGCCGAGTCTATGAAAGCGTGACCAACTCGCCGGAGTGCGCGACTTGCACGGCTTGGTGGTCGGAAAAGCGGGCGGCGTATCTCATGCGCTACCATCCCCATTTACACGAGCGCTATATGGCCAAGCTCCGGTTGGTGGTGAAAGAGGTTAACCCGCTCGTGGAGGCAATGCGCGAGGAGTATTCCGGCAATGGCCGATAACCCGACTCTGGCTCTTGCGGCGCTCCTAAACCCGGCGGGGCGTCGGCGCGATCCGTTTTCGACGCAACGGAGCTTTGGCACCGGCCTATTGCAATCCGGCTCCTCCACGGCTCCGGTGGAGCATTGGGCGCAAGGGCTCGCGCGCGCGCTTCAAGCCGGACTGGGCGGCTATCTGGCTGGCGACGCCGACCGTAAGCAAAAAGAGCGCGACACCGCGACGGCCGACGCTTTCTCCGGTGCGCTGGGCGCAAAGACGCAAGCGGAGGCCGCCGAAAAGCTCAAGGGCGCGAACCTTGACCCGGAGGTTATGGCCCCGATTTTCGGCCAGCTCTTGACCGGCCGGTGGCAACGCATGGCGGAGAATGAGGACGCCGCCAAGACGATTGGCGCGGTGTTGGGCGGTAAGGCTTCGGTTCCCGGCGCAACCGCGCCCACGCCCGGCGCGGCGGCTCCCGGCGGCGTGGTGCCGCAAAACCGAACGGCGCTATACGAGTCGGGCAATAATCCGACCATCACCAACAAGACGAGCGGCGCGGCCGGCCTCTATCAGTTCATGCCCGGCACGGCGGCGGAGATTCGCACCAAGTTTCCGGAGCTGGGCTTGCCGAACGATAATGCCGCGTCTTGGACGGTGCCGCAGCAAGAGGGGGCCAAGGTCCGGCTTGACCAACTTAACGCCGCGCGCCTTTCGGCGTTGGGCGTTCCGGTGTCGCAAGCGACGCTCTATCTCGCCCACCGTGCCGGCGCGGATGGCGCGGCGCGCCTCATCAACGCCAATCCCAACACGCCCATGGCCAATGTCGTGCCGGCGAATTGGATTGAGCAAAATGCCGATATGCAGGGCCGCACGGTCGGCCAGTTTATCGACGTGGCGCGCCAGCGCTTCCCGGAGGTGGCGGGGCCGCCCCCCGAAGCGTTGAACGCGCCGCAAGTGGCACCGCAAGCGCCCGGCATGCCGCCGGCCGGCGGGGCCGGTATGCCCATGCCCGGCGTTGTCCCGCCGCAAGGCGACGCCGTTGTTAACCCGGTGGGCGATCCCGACGTGGGGCCAATGCCGCCGCAAGGCCAGCAAATGCCGCCGCAAGGCCAGCAAATGCCGCCGCAAGGGCAGCAAATGCCGCCGGGGGCTGCCGCTGCCGCGCCTCCGGGCTTTGATCCTGGAGCCGAATATGAGCGCATGGCGCGCCAGCTCCTCCAGCAAGGCCGGGGGAAAGAGGCGACGGCCTACGCGCTGGAGGCGCAAAAGCAACGCCAAGCGTGGGCGGTGCACCAACAGCAAGAGGCCATGACGCGCTCCGCCGCTGCCGCCGAAGCCGACCGCAAGCGCTCGCTCGATTATGAGGACTGGCAAAAACGCCAGCTCGTGGAGCAACAAGACAAAGAGCGCGGCGCGCGCACCTCGCGCGGCGACAAGATGGCCGACGATTTCCGGGGGAC